GAAAATCGATACTGGAAAAACTCTAACTCGGTGGCCAGTTTTTGTTGACCACTTCATTCTCAACTTAGCGAGATTACAAAGTTACCTGTCAAACGGTGCAATGAAGCCAAGTTAGAACTCGTCAGAATGAATATTATCAAGCAGCAAGGCGGCATGTTTGGACCAAACAAAAACATCTCAGAATGGTGCATCCCTCAAAACGAGGGAAAATCCCCTAAAACGAGGGATAAAACATCCCTCAAATTGGGGGATTGCTATCCCTCAAAACAGGGGGACACAAAAGACACTATTACAAAAGAAAAAAGAAAAGATTATTCGTCAGAGAATTCTGGCGAATCCTCTGACCAGCCAGAAAACGACCTTTCTGTGGTGAAAACGGATGCTGCAATTCAGAGCGGCAGCAAGTGGGGGACAGCAGAAGACCTGACCGCCGCAGAGTGGATGTTTGACATGGTGAAGACTATCGCACCATCAGCCAGAAAACCGAATTTTGCTGGGTGGGCTAACGATATCCGCCTGATGCGTGAACGTGACGGACGCAACCATCGCGACATGTGTGTACTGTTCCGCTGGGCATGCCAGGACAACTTCTGGTCCGGTAACGTGCTGAGTCCGGCTAAACTCCGCGACAAGTGGACTCAACTCGAAATCAACCGTAACAAGCAACAGGCTGGCGTGACAGCCGGAAAACCAAAACTCGACCTGACAAACACTGACTGGATTTACGGGGTGGATTTATGAAAAACATCGCCGCACAGATGGTTAACTTTGACCGTGAGCAGATGCGTCGGATCGCCAACAACATGCCGGAACAGTACGACGAAAAGCCGCAGGTACAGCAGGTAGCGCAGATCATCAACGGTGTGTTCAGCCAGTTACTGGCAACTTTCCCGGCGAGCCTGGCTAACCGTGACCAGAACGAACTGAACGAAATCCGCCGCCAGTGGGTTCTGGCTTTCCGGGAAAACGGGATCACCACAATGGAACAGGTTAACGCAGGAATGCGCGTAGCCCGTCGGCAGAATCGACCATTTCTTCCATCTCCCGGGCAGTTTGTTGCATGGTGCCGGGAAGAAGCATCCGTTAACGCCGGGCTGCCAAACGTCAGCGAGCTGGTTGATATGGTTTACGAGTATTGCCGGAAGCGTGGGCTGTATCCGGATGCAGAGTCTTATCCGTGGAAATCAAACGCGCACTACTGGCTGGTTACCAACCTGTACCAGAACATGCGGGCCAATGCGCTGACTGATGCGGAATTACGGCGCAAGGCTGCCGATGAACTGACTTGTATGACCGCGCGAATTAACCGTGGTGAGGCAATACCTGAACCAGTAAAACAACTTCCTGTCATGGGGGGAAGACCTCTAAACCGTGCACAGGCTCTGGCGAAGATCGCAGAAATCAAAGCTAAGTTCGGACTGAAAGGAGCAAGTGTATGACGGGCAAAGAGGCAATTATTCATTACCTCGGAACGCATAAGAGCTTCTGTGCACAGGACGTTTCCGCGCTAACAGGCGCAACAGTAACCAGCATAAATAAGGCCGCGGCTAAAATGGCACGGGCAGGTCTTCTGGTTATCGAAGGTAAGGTCTGGCGAACGGTGTATTACCGGTTCGCTACCAGAGAAGAGCGGGAAGGAAAGGTGAGCACGAACCTGATTTTTAAGGAGTGTCGCCAGAGTGCCGCGATGAAACGGGTATTGGCGGTATATGGAGTTAAAAGATGACCATCTACATCACTGAGCTAATAACAGGCCTGCTGGTAATCGCAGGCCTTTTTATTTGGGGGAGAGTAAATCGTGGCTGACTGGCAAATACCAATCATCATTCTTGCCGGAGCTTCGCTGGTTGCTGGCTTTATCCTGCTGAAAAAGCATAAAGACCGTGATCAAAAAGTCGAAGTTCTCTATGGGTATCCGGCGAACAGCACAACATGGCTGACCATTTACCACTACCGAAAATCAGGCCGCTGGGTATTCGAATGGGATGACCTGTTCGCTGACAAGCGACCAAAGTCATGGGGAGACATCAGCGAATGCCTGATGTTTGAAGAAAGAAAATCCGGCGCAACCCGAGAAGAGTTTAACGAAGCGTGGGCGCGATTAAGTGAGAGAGGGTATCAATGAGCAGAATTAAGTCGAGGTAACGATGAAGCAAATATACATGCTTCGCAACGAAGCAATCAGAAACAATGCCATAGACGCAATACTCTCACTTCCCATCGACGACAAGTCACCTCACGAAGTCCACATTAAAGAACCCAAGCGGAGTAATCCTCAAAACCGCCTTATGTGGGCGTTATTGCAGGACGTATCACGTCAGGTGCTTTGGCATGGAGAGAGACTTGCGCCGGAAGACTGGAAAGATCTGTTCACTGCCCTGTGGCTTAAGACCAAAAAAATGGAGCAAAGAAGTGCGCCTGGTATCGACGGTGGCGTTGTCATGCTTGGTGTGCGTACCAGCAAAATGCGAAAGGCCAGCATGACTGAGCTTATCGAAATCATGTTCTGGTTCGGCTCAGAGCGCAACGTGCGGTGGAGTGATGACTCCCGGCGAGAGTATGAATGGTCACAACGAAAAGGGAAGGCTGCATGACTATCAAATCAAATACGCCAGCACACGACAAGGACTGCTGGCAAACGCCGCTCTGGCTTTTTGATGCACTGGATATTGAGTTTGGATTCTGGCTGGATTCAGCAGCGAGCGACAAAAATGCTCTGTGCGCTCACTGGCTGACTGAGGCCGACGACGCGCTCAATTCTGAGTGGGTAAGCCACGGTGCAATCTGGAATAACCCACCGTACAGCAATATCAGGCCGTGGGTGGAAAAAGCCGCTGAGCAGTGCATACAACAGCGACAGACGGTAGTTATGCTTGTGCCAGAGGATATGTCAGTCGGATGGTTCAGCAAGGCTCTGGAGAGTGTCGACGAAGTTCGCATTATCACTGATGGACGGATTAATTTTATCGAACCATCGACGGGGGTGGAGAAGAAGGGAAACAGCAAAGGCTCCATGCTGCTGATTTGGCGACCGTTCATCAGTCCTCGACGGATGTTTACTACCGTATCCAAAGCGGCATTGATGGCGATCGGGCAGGGCGTCAGGAGGGCGGCATGAGGCGACAACGACGAAGTATCACCGACATCATCTGCGAAAACTGCAAATACCTTCCAACGAAACGCTCCAGAAATAAACCCAAGCCAATCCCAAAAGAATCTGACGTAAAAACCTTCAACTACACGGCTCACCTGTGGGATATCCGGTGGCTAAGACATCGTGCGAGGAAAACAAGGTGATTGACTAAAATCGCAGTTACGAACAAGAAAGCGTCGAGCGGGCTTCAGTGTGCACAGAGTGGATTCTATCTAGGCTTAGTGCATACAGAAGATTGCTGGTAAAGGACATGCCAGGCAAAACGATGAGGACTGATATTTATGAAAACATCTGATTTTTTACTGTTCTTGTATGCGGTATCGGAGGGGCTTTGACCGGGCATTTTATCGTGAATATTTTCACTTGGTATCTCTTTGGTTTTAGAGATTATTTCACTCGATGGGTTTTAAATGGTTTTCGTCGGTTTATCGGGTGCAAGCCTGATATGAGAATTTATAAAGATGAAAAGAATTGATTGTTAATTTATTATGAAGCTTTTGGTGTGAGTTTACAATTTGGTTTTTATTGAAATATATTAATTAAATATAATTAGATATTCAACTTGTATATGTATGCGACATGTTGGTGTTTGGTCGCATACACTGTTGAATATTTGGCTAATGCTATATCAATGTAGAGTTAAAGTCTAACACAACATAGACTCTCTATATGCTAACGTCTTGACTATAACTGCAATTATTTTTTCATTGACTTCGTTACCCATGCTTAAACATGAAATATCTTTTTTATGAGTTTCGTTCAAAAATTTCAAGAAGTTTTTCATTTCGTTTGGTAATGTATTTAGTCCTGTTTCTGAGAATCTTTTTTCGTAAATCTCATCGATTTTATGTTTGCATGTTTCTGATTGTGATGTATTTAAAATGGCTCTTTCTCCTTGGGTACAGGCGTTTATAACTTCTTTCAGTATTTGTTTTTGGTCTTCTGGGGATGTTCTTTGTCCATTGAATGCGTAAGATACCCTGTCTTTTGTTTTGAAAAGTGGCATGGTTATATTTTTTGTATGCTGGAGGTCAACACAAAGAGCTATTGTCTGAGTATTTAGCATGTCCGGATTATGGGAGTAAGTTGATCTTTTCAAAGCATTAGCACTTGCTGATGCCCCTTCATATGGATTTTGATGAAATAATAGATTTAGTATGTTTACGATGAATAAAGACATCATTTGTGGTGGTGTACCTTTCTCAAGAGAGCGCATGATTGCTCCCGATAAAGAGGACATCAGACTTAATCCCTGAGTTAATACCCGCTGGGTGGTTTTAAATGCCGCTTCTTGCGATATAAATCTCTGGGCAGAATTTGGGTTATCAGAAGAACCATGTTTATACGCTTTATACCATGAGTCACCTAATATAGCTAAGGCTAATGGTATATCAGCATAACTCACTCCCCTACCTATGGTTCTTACTATGCTACCTGTTTTAACTGCTCCATTAAGCATTAATAGTGGTGACATGGTTAGTAACGTACTTGTTAAACATAGAGTAAATCGTGCTATAACCGAACCTGTTATTTTTCTATTGCTTATGCAATATTTAATTTCATCTGTTAGTTTAGGATATTGGTAGAGTATTGTTGGTACATGAAATAAAGTTGCTGATAGTAAATCACCAAGTATGCGTACCTGGGTTATATCTAGTGATAATACATTACTTAAGAATGCTTCTGTATTTATTGTTGGAGAAGGTGATGTATATAAAGATGATTGTTGATGTTGTGAGGACGATTTGTTATAGTCGCCATTAAAAAATAATGCCTGTATGAGCAAGTGAATGCTGATTCCGCCTCCAGATCTGAACGCATAGGGGAGAGTCTGCTCAATTTTATTGTGTAGGGCCATATAGGCTTTATAAAAACATCCTGACTGCTCGTATGCCTGATGGTATTGGTCGTTCAGAACTCTCATAAGATGGAGAACAGTTTCTGCACTCTCATTCTCTTTTGGTATAATTTCATGAATGATGCTGTCCAGTTGATATTTATGCTTGCATGTTAGGATTTTTGTAATTCTTTCATCGATTTCAATACATGTTGAATTATTTTTAGCAGGTAATAACAAGTCATTTTCTTGTGTATTTGTTAGTATCTCTTGTGGGATATTAATTACCACATCTTCACATGTTTTATCCACATCATTTGTCTTTACGTTGTCAAGAAAATCATTTAACGTCAGTTGAGAACCAAATTCATTAATGTAGTTCAATGATGACGTAGAAGAGCTATTATCAAGGAAATCGTTCAGAGTAAGTTCGGAGTTGTTTCTTGTTATCGGATATTCATTTTGGGGAACGGCTAATTTAATACTCCGGTTGCTGGAGGTAGAAACTGTTTGTTCGGTGGTTGACGAATACTGCATGTCAATGCATACGTAACCTTTATTTGAAGTTGAATTTGGAATCAAAATTCCCCCCTGAAATAATAGCTTTCACAATATTAACAATTAATGCAAAAATATTTTGTGTTTCATTAAAGAAAAGGTATTTGCGATGTAAAATAATTTTCTGTTAGTTATTACATACAGCACATCAGGTCGTCAATATAGTCTAACTATAGTTATCAACAAAAACTTACCACGATTTTAGATTTTTCCAGTATTTGTAGCTATTGCACTGAACACCGAATACGTAGCAGAGGAGGGGGGCTACACGATAACGAGCCATGAGCTACCATGTTATCGAGAATTTTTTAGGGAGTATGACATCAGGAATGTGGTGGCCTGTTTTAATATTTCTATTTCTATTTCTATTTCTATTTCTATTTCTATTTCTATTTCTATTTGTTGCGGTTTTTTCTTTAGTTTATGTGTTTTGATTTGTTTCTGAATCGCCGGGGGGAGTGTCTTCCCTTTTTTCTGAGACTTATCATGCAGTTATTTGCGCCATCTTGGTATTGTGGAAATACCGACATCCATAGCTTTGGTGAGCTCTGTTCAGGTGGCTAAATTCAGAAAAACATTACGGAGGAAGAAGACGATGGCTAAACCAGCGCGAAGACGATGTAACCGTAAAAGAGAAGATTTAACTGTTAAAAGGATATTTGAGTTACTAAGTTTCGATAAATCTATCGGGGTATTTAGATGGAAAGTTCCCACTCAGGGAAGGATAGCATTAAATAGTGTTGCTGGAACTTTTGATTCCAACGGTTATTCAATGATCATGATAGATGGGCGTAGATATAAAACTCACGTCTTAGTTTTTTACATAACTCATAATCGTTGGCCTGCTGGTCAAATTGACCACGTTAATGGAATTAGGACCGATAATAGGCCAGAAAATTTAAGAGAATGCCTGCCAATAGAAAATTCAAGAAATATAAGGATCCGAAAGAATAGCAAATCAGGTTGCAGAGGGGTTACTTGGCACAAACGACAGAAAAAATGGAATGTTAGGCTAGGTTTCCATGGCAAGAGTAAACGCTTCGGATGCTTTGATGATCTGGAGTTAGCGGTACTAGTTGCTGAAGAAGCCCGAGATAAGTATTACGGTGATTTTTCCGGCAACGAAAGGAGCACTTATGCGAATCTATCGAAGGAAATGTAAATGTTGCAATGAATGGTTTATACCAAAATATCAAAATCAATATTGGTGTAATGAGATTTGTGGAACAAAGATAGCACTCGAACGACGAAGCAAAGAACGCGAAAAAGCGGAAAAAGCAGCAGAGAAGAAACGACGACGAGAGGAGCAGAAACAGAAAGATAAACTGAAGATTCGAAAACTCGCCTTAAAGCCCCGCAG